ACGTGGCCGACCTGACTGTCGGGCAGCAGGTCACGATCGCAGGAGTCGGGGACGGCTTCGATGGCACTGTGACCGTCGTGGCCGTCCCAACGGCTCTCCTCATCGGAGTCACCGACGAAGGTGACTTTGAGTACGACTACGACATCCTGATCCCCAACCAGATCCTCTACATCAACTCCGGTGACGATGTCACCCGAGATGACCTGGCGATCTACGGCACACTCACCTGGACGCCAACCTGTACCTGGATCACCTCCAGCAACGTCACCGAGTTTCTCGGCATTAGCGCAGCAACCGCCAACGACACAGCCTTCATCGCTTCGTGTGTTTCAGCTGCGAACGCTTTCGCCTCGAGGCGTCGACGTGCGGCCGGCTACACCGACAACCTGTCGACCAGCCCATCCGGCGACGTCACCCTCGGCACCACCCTCTACGCCGCATCCCTCTACCGTCAGCGTGGCTCCATCGATGGCTTCCAATCGTTCGATGCCATGGACACCACAAACCCGGCCATGAGCCTCGGCACCATTCACCAGCTTCTCGGCATCAACAGGGCGCAGGTGGCATGAAATGGCAGCTGTTGGACCGCTCGCCGACGCACGTTCGGCAATCGTCACCGAGATCACGAACGCCGGATACGCCGCCGTCACCGACCCCCGGAACGCACGCCCTCTGTCGGTATTCGTCGAACTTCCTACGATCACGGCCGTCACCCACAAGGTGCTTGACCTGACGTTCACTCTTCGAGTGCTCGGCGCACCCCCAGGCAACCAAGACTCCCTCGACTGGATCTTCACCGCCGTCGACACACTCATCCAAGTCGCTGACCTGGCCGTCGTGGCCGGATCACCGAGCCTCGCCCAAATCGGGACGCAGGAACTTCCCGCATACGACCTCACCGTGCGCTACGGCACACACACAACCCCCTAAGGAGCACCAGTGGCAACCACCACCATCGCACTCAAGAATGCGGCCGTCGTGATCAACTCGACGGTCGACCTGTCCGACCAGGTTCAGTCGGTCACGCTCACGGTCGGATTCGACCAGCTCGAGACAACCGCCATGGGCGCAAACGGCCGGAGCTACACCAAGGGCCTCCAGTCGGTCGACGCAACCATGACCCTGTTCAACAGCTACGGCGCAGCCGAAGTCGAAGCCTCGCTCGAGGCCATCGTCGGCGACGACGCAGTGACGCTCGAGATCTACCCCGACGGCACCAGCCCCGGAGTGTCGAACCCGGAATACACCATCACCGGCGCATTCCTCACGTCGTTCACACCGATCACCGGCACCGTCGGCGACCTGTCCATGGTCACGGTGACATTCACCGGAGGCACCTGGGCCCGAGCCACCAGCTGATCCAACTAGGAGCCCGACAGCATGATTGGAACAGACCTCAAAGTCACACTCTCGGACGGATCTGAACACACCGTCCCCGTCACCTATTCCGTCGCCTGCGCCTGGGAGGACCACCACCCAGGCCAGGCCATGGAGACCATGGTCAGGGATGTCAAGTTCAAGCAGATCGCCTACTTGGCCTACGAAGCTCTCCGCAAAGGTGGCATCACCGTCAAAGTGTGGCCGCAGTTCATTGACACTCTGGGAGATGTCGACTTCATCCCAAAAGCACGCAAAAAGGACAAGCAACCCGACTGATCGCATCCCTGGCCCTCCGCACCGGCATCTCGCCTCGAGAGCTGCTTGACAGCCCCACAGCGATAGTGCAGGAAATGGTCAGGATGCTCGTCGAGGAAGATCAGAAAGGAGCACCATGAAAGCCCAAGTCGTCGGCCTCAAGGAAACGCTCCGAGATCTCAACAAACTCGACAAGGAGCTGTCCAAAGAAATCCGCAAAGACATCCGCAAGGTAGTCCAGCCCCTAGCTGACGCCATTACCGCCTCAGTGCCCGCACAAGCCCCGCTATCGGGCATGGCGCACTCTGGGCGCACCGGATGGCAAAACCGCAAGAAAGTGGCTGTCAAGCTCGACACCCGAAAACCACGCCGATACATGGACCGGCCCGGACGATCCACTGTCAACGTCGTTCGAGTCACCACCAAAGATGCACCGACCGCCATTACCGACATGGCTGGCAAAGCCGGAGGTGGAGCGAGCCGTGCCCCACAATCTCGACGACGCCCCAACTTCTCACGGGCCCTCACGTCACGCCTCGGGCCTCCCTCACGATTCATGTGGCGCACCGCCGAGGACAAGATTGACGACGTGCAAAAAGACATGAAGCCCATCATCGAACGGGTTGAACGCATCATGAACAAAGACCTAGCGAATACCTACCGGAGCGGCTAATGGCAATCAACATCCCCATCATCACCGAATTTGTTGATAAGGGCCTCAAGGATGCTCGAGGTGCTTTCGAAACATTCAAGGGCAAAGTCGGCGAAGCCGAAGGTGCCATGGGCAAACTCAAGGCCGGCTCAGGAGTCGCTTTCGACGCCATCAAAGCCAACGCCGGAACCATGGCCCTTGGAGCCGGTGCAGCCATCGGAGGCTTCGCACTCAAAGCCATCGGCGATTTTCAAGATCTCGCACTATCGGTCGATGACTTTCGCAATAAAACCGACCTCACCCTGTTGCAAGCCAGCCAATGGGTCAGCTATAGCGGCGACCTCGGCATCGAAGCTGACACCATCACCAAAATCTTTAGCCGAGTCGCCAAAGCCGCAACCGACGAAATCCCAGCATTCGAGGAATTAGGGGTGTCCATCGCCCTTGGCCCCGATGGAGCCACCGACGTCGAGGAAACATTTTTCCGAGTCAATGATGCCATCAATAGCCTGGACGACCCCGTCAAGGCGGCCGCCTACCGAGCCGACATCTTCGGCAAAGGCTGGATGGGCGCAGCTGAAATCATCCAGCAAAGTTCAGACGACATCAAAACCTCCCTGAAAGGCGTCAAAGATTTCGAGGTCATTGACGAGGACGAAATCCAAAAGGCCAAGGATCTCCGTGAAGCCCAAGACGAACTAGGCGATGCCTTCGCCCGTCTATCCGTCAAACTTGGTGAAAAGCTTATCCCAGTGCTTGAGGATGCCGTCGAGCTGCTTATCCCCATGCTGGAAATTCTCGGCAAATTCGGTGGCACCCTTGACCAAGGCCTAGCCGACTCCATCCAAAAAGCCCAAGACATGGGCAAAAGCCTGTCAGACATCGCTCGAGAACTAGGCGCAAACGACGAACGAAGCCTCACCTACATGGCCGAAGTACTCGGCATAACCCTGGATGACCTCTACAGACAACTAGACACCGACCTCGTCCCCACTACCTGGACACACGCCGAAGCAATCAAAGAAGCCACACGCTCAATGATCGAAGCCAAAGACGCCGGCAACGATCTCGGTGATGCGATGATCACCGTCGACGACGCCTTGGCCGAACTGACCGGCAACATTGACGAACGCCGCACCTTTCGCAAACTTCAGGACGGCATTGAAGATGCTCAAGATGCCGCCATCAAAGCATTCACCGAAGCCACGCCGGAAGCGATACGAGCGAGCGAAGCCAAAATCGACGACTTACGCCTCACTGTCGGTCAATACATCGCCGACATCGAAGGCGTACCAACCGACTGGCAAACCAAATTCATCGCCGATCTTGACGATGCAAGCATCGTTCAGGTTGAAGCCATCCTGGCCGAAATCGGCCGAGCTCGAGAAATCCCATTCATGCCCGTGCTTCGACCTGGTGCCGGTGGCATCAGCGAAATCGGATCAGGTGGCTTCCCTATCGGTGAAGCCCCAATCGGTTTCGGCATTGGCGACAGGCGTGCGGGTGTGACAGTCAACGTGGCCGGCAGTGTGATCTCAGAAAATGACCTCGTCGAAACAGTCCGCAAGGGTCTCGTGAACTCGCAACGATCCGGCAAAGGCTTGGTGTACTCCAACTCATGACGCTGCCTGCCACCCCCGTCGTCAAGATCAGGCTCGGCACAGGGCCCAGCTTCGGCAACCCCTTAGTGCTCGGCGACCCATTGAACGGCATACTCGGCACCAACGTCCTCAGCTCGTCAGCTGTGCAAGTCGTCGACATCTCAACCGACGTGCAACGCATCGCAATCCGACACGGCCGAGATCGAATGTTTGAGGAATACCTACCCGGCGAAGCCACCATCCAATTCCTCGACTTCACAGGTGATTGGAACCCCTACAACCAGACCAGCCCATACTTTGGTGAAATCAAACCGATGCGCCAAGTACAGGTCAGCACCACCTACAGCGGCACGTCATACTGGCTATTCAGCGGCTACATCAGCTCATGGGATTACGAATGGGTCGACGCCTCCGTCGACTACGCAGTTGTCACCCTCCAATGCGTCGACGGCTTCCGGCTTCTAGCTCTCGCCAATGTCTCCACAGTCACCGGAGCAGGAAACAACGACCTGCCAGGCGAACGGATCGGCTACATACTCGATGAGGTCGGCTGGTCTGCCTCGGCCCGAGATCTCGATGACGGCGACACCCAGCTCGAGAACGACCCCGGCACGACTCGTACAGCTCTTGCCGCTATCCAAACAGTCCAAAACAGCGACCTGGGCGTGTTCTTCATTACTCACGATGGCGTCGCCACCTACTACAGCCGAGCCCGCCTGTCACAGCTCGCAGCGTCCACCGCCTACGAATTCGACGACATCGGCACGAACATCCAATACCAAGACATCGACATCGCCTACGACGACACCGAGCTTTACAACCAGGTCATCCTCAAACGTGCAGGAGGGTCCGAACAGGTCGCCGAGGATCAAGATTCGATCGACGAGTACTTCTTGCGAACCTACCAACGCTCCGACCTGCTCATGAAAAACAATACGCTCGCCCTAGCTCGAGCGAACCAAATCCTGAACTATCGCAAACAGGTCCGAGTCCGAGTCAACAGCCTCACCCTTGACGTCAACGCAGGGTCCAACCGAGTCGAACCGGCCCTAGCTCTTGAGGTCGGCGACCCGATCATCGTTCGCAAAAACATGGCTGGTGGCACCCACCTTGACCTTCGGGTCACCGTCCAAGGCCACAGCCACGACATCACACCCGACCGGTGGATCACACAATTCACCACCGCTTACCCTCTATCCACCGCCTTTATCCTCGGGTCGACTGAATTCGGGGTACTTGGAACGAATACCCTCTAAGGAGAATCATGGCTACTTACCCACTATCCGAGGCTTACATCGACGGCGACATCCTGTCAGCCAGCGACGTCAACGCCATCACCGAAGGTGTCAACGACATCGCCTTCGGAGTCGTCAACGCCCAAACCGGCACGACCTACACCCTGGCCCTCACCGACGTCGCCAAAATCGTCACACTCAGCAACGCCGCCGCCATCACACTCACCGTCCCGGCCAACGCCACCGTCGCCTTCCCAACCGGCACGCAGCTCGTCCTAGCACAGCTCGGAGCCGGCCAAGTGACCGTCAGCCCGGCCGGTGGCGTCACCGTTAACTGCTACCAGTCCGGCACCAAACTCTCCGGCCAATACGCCGCCGCCACCCTCATCAAGCTCGGCACCGATAGTTGGCTCATGGTAGGGAACACGACCACATGATCCTTCTACGCCTCGGAACCATCGCCGACAGCCTGCCGGGAGTTAGTTACTTCATCGGCTACCTCGACTCAGCAAACTCCGACAACCTTCTGGGATGCTACGTCGACCCGACCGGCAAAATCTATGGCTCCGGGCTCAACAACGCCACCAACAACTCGATCTCCACCATCCAGATCGACGCCCTCAGTTTAGGATTCGCCAAGGATCTGACCGGTGCCGGAACGACATTAGGTCAGAGGATGACCGGCGACGGAACAGATGTCTACACCTCCGGCTACGAATCCATCTCAGCGCAAAACCGGGCCCTCATCGCCAAATACAACTCAAGCGGCACCCTCCAATGGCAACGCAGTTACTACATCAACCTCGTCGACATCAGGTTCTACAGCATCGTCTACATGGCTAACGGGGATCTTGCGGCCGTTGGATTAGATGCATCCGGCAGTAACGCAGTCGTCGCTACGTTACAAACCGACGGAACAGCCATCACCGCAAGCCGATACAACGCCCAACTTGGACATTGTAAAGACGTCGACACCGACACCTCATCCAACCTCTATGTGGTCGGCCAAGGTAACAGCAAAGCCACGGTCGCAAAACTCACGTCCGGCCTCACCGCATCAGCCGGATACCAGATCGACGCCACCGTATCGTCCTTCGATTCGGTCACGGTCGACGGCTCCAGCATCTACGCAGGCGGCTCATACAACGGCTTCGGAACCAACTACGACGCCATCATCTACTCATTCGACACCAGTCTCAACGTCAACTGGTCACGACGCCTCTACTCAGCGGCCATCGACCGATTCTACGGGACAGCAGTCGACAGCCAAGGGAACGTCTACGCCGTCGGCCACCACTACACCCCAACCATCGTCGGACTGATCGCCAAATACGACTCAAGCGGCACCCTCCAATGGCAACGCACACTCGCCAACAGTTCCGGCAACCTA